GGTTCAGGAACTTATACAGCTTAATTATGGCACACTTTGCAAAATTAAATAACGAAAATATAGTAGAGCAGGTACTTGTTGTAAATAATGTTGTTTTATTAAAAGCAGATGGAACAGAAAGCGAGTTAAAAGGTAAGCAGTTTTTAAATGCAACCTTTGGAAATGCTAAATGGGTGCAAACATCTTACAACGGTACGACAAGAAAAAACTATGCTGGAATAGGCAGTAGATACGATTCAGAAAGAGATGCTTTTATATCTCCTAAACCTTTTAATAGTTGGTTATTAAATGAAGAAACTTGTAGATGGGAATCTCCTATTGAATACCCAAGTGATGGAAAAATGTACTCTTGGAATGAAGAAGAATTAAACTGGATTGAAATAAATTAAAAATATGACTACTTCCGACCTTAAAATCGCTTTTATAAATGTTATAACACTAGGCTTTAATTAATAAGAAAAAAATATATTATCTTTACAAAAAATAAATCTTTAAATTAAAAATATGGCTACTACCGGAGTATTTAATGGAACCAACTTACTTTTAAAAGTAGAAGGTGACACAATAGGACATACAACTTCATGTTCTCTTACAATTTCGCACGATTTACCAGATGCAACCACAAAAGATAGCAATGGATTTTCTGAAGTTATTTCAGGACTTAGAAGCGGCGAGATTTCTTTTGAAGGTCTCGTTGATTATTCAGATGCAGCAAGCGCAATTGAATTAATTGACTACATTTTAAACAGAACCGTTGTAACGTGTGTTTTTGGAACTTCGGTAACTGGTGACGCTATTTATACCGCTGAAGGTTATATTTCTTCAGTAGAACAAAGCGCAGAAATGGAAAGTACCGTTTCTTATTCTGGTTCAATCACTCTTACGGGTGCGATAGTAAAATCTGCAAATGTATAAATGACTATAATTAATAACATAAAAGGCGGTCATAAAGGCTGCCTTTTTTTTGGTTAAATTTTAAAAAAAGGAAAATGGTAAACAAACAAAGGGGGTTTTTCGCTATTAAATTAGGCGGGAAACAAAGAACAATGCACTTTTCAATGAATTTTTGGGCGGCTTTTACAGATGAATTAGGCATTTCAATAGGCCAAATTGATAAAGTATTTAGCGCTGAAATGAATTTCAATACATTAAGAGCCTTAGTGTACGCCGGAATATTAGCTTATGACCAAGAAGAAGGAAATTTAATAGATTACAATGTCTATAAAGTGGGGGCGTGGTGTGATGAATTAACAACCGAAGATTTTACAAATATTACAAACGCGCTTGCTCAAAGCCGTATTTTAGGCAATGATTTAAACGGCGGTCTTAGGGGCGCGGATCCAAAAGGGGCGGTAAAACCAAAAAAAGCATAGGCCCAATTGATTGGAACACCTTATTGGATTTCTATATTGGACAAGCTGGCATAGAACCCAATAAGTTTTGGGGCCAAACATGGAAAGAAAACGCTTTGTTGGGCGAAAGTTTTATCATAAAAACAAATTTGAATTGGGAAATGACGCGCTATTTGGCTTCATGGATTCACAACACCAACATAACTAAAAAAGGTGATGCCAAGCGGCCCGATCAATTGTTTTCTTTGCCGCAAGATTTAATGAGCAAAACAAACAAAGAACCGCAAAGCACAAAGGAGCAGAAAGAAGCCTTTGAGGCTAAAGTAAATAGTCTGCTTTTTTAAATTGTGTTTTTTTGGTTATTTTTGTAAAATATATTTTTAGATATGGCATCAAATGAATTAAAGGTAATATTAACCGGCGACGCTACTAAATTAAGCGCTTCATTAAACGCCGCTGAAAAGAAATTAAAATCTTTTGGCGATTCAGCTACTAAAATAGGCAAATCAATGAGCCTTTTTGTAACGGCTCCAATTATATTAGCCGGGGGCGCTGCAATTAAAATGGCTTCCGATTTTCAAGAAAGCCTTAATAAAGTTGATGTAGCTTTTAAAGGTTCTTCTAATGAGGTTCGGGATTTTGCTAAAACAACTTTAGAAAGTTTTGGTATTGCTGAAGGTACGGCCCTAGACATGGCGGCGTTGTTTGGCGATATGGCTACCTCAATGGGGGCTAGCACTTCCGAGGCGGCTCAATTATCTACTTCTTTAGTTGGATTAGCCGGTGATTTAGCTTCTTTTAAGAACATGAACATAGAAGAAGTTACAACCGCGCTTAATGGCGTTTTCACTGGCGAAACCGAAAGTTTAAAGCGCCTTGGTATTGTAATGACAGAAGCAAATTTAGCACAATTTGCACTTGAACAAGGTAATTTAAAAAATATAAAATCTTTCACGCAAGCCGAGAAGGTTCAATTGCGTTATGCTTTTGTAATGGCTAAATCTGAAAATGCGATAGGAGATTTTGCAAGAACTTCAGATGGGGCCGCAAACCAAATGCGAGTTTTTCAAGAAAGCATAAAGGAATTAGGCGCGTTATTTGGCGAAGTCATTTTACCTTTATTTACTAAAGTTGTCACTAAATTAAACAGCATTTTAAAAGGTTTCAAAAATCTAAGTCCAGAAGCAAAAAAAACAATAGTTGTTATTGCCGGAATTGTTGCGGCCATTGGGCCTCTGCTTATTGTTGTTGGTTTAATGGCTAAAGGTTTGGCGGGTTTAAGAGTTGCAATTGTTTCTGTTAATACCGCTTTGTTAGCAAATCCATTTATTGCGGCAGCGGCAGCGGTTACGGCTTTAGGTGTTGCATTTTTAGTTGCAGCAAATAAAATTGCGCCAAGCCTAAGTACATGGGAGCAAATAAAGACTTCATTAAGCGGTATTGCGGCTCCTTTATCTATTGCCGGAAGGTTGGCTATTGCAGAAAGCAAAAAGATTGTAGATGCAGCGGCAACCGCAAATGCAGCGGCCTCTGCTATTGGTCAAAAAGGCGGCAACGGCTTAGATTACAAAACTATTTTAATGCCAAATGCACCTGAAAAAAGCAAATCAGCGGCAACGGTTATAACGCCAAGACTACAAATTGAAAACGTAGAAGTAATAAACGGAGAAGAAGCGCAAAAAAAGCGCGATGAATTGTTTAAGGGTCTTTTTGATGTCAATAAATTTGGTTTAAGAATAGACACCAACGCTCTTAAAGAAAGCACAACGCAAGCGCTATCGTATTTTGAAACCATAAAAAAAGGAACCGAAAATTTAAAAGTTGCTTTTGAAATAAATTTCGGGCAAATAGCGGAAACCATGGGAATGGCATTAGCTACTGCAATCGTAGAAGGAAAAAACATGATGGGAGCTTTGGCCGGTGCAATTTTAGGCGTTTTAGGAGGTTTATTGCAACAAATGGGAGCGGCAGCGGTTGCGGCTTCTACTTTAGCTAAAACCTTTGCAATACCCGGAGTTGGATTGGTTGCCGGAATAGCTGCGATAGCTTTAGGAACCGTATTAACTGGATTGGCAACAAGGGTTCAAAGTGGAGGGTTTTCAGCCTTTGCCGATGGCGGTATTGTTTCGGGGCCTACAATGGGGCTTGTTGGTGAATATCCCGGTGCAAGATCAAATCCTGAAGTAATAGCGCCTTTAGATAAATTAAAAAATATTATAGGCAACAATGGAGGCAATAGCAATGTAAACGTAACGGGTGAATTTAGGATTAACGGCCAAGATTTAGTTGTTCTTTTACAAAAAGCAGAAAAAACAAGGTCCAGAATAAAGTAAATTATGGCATACGGCGTAAAATATCGTTTAGATTTTTCAGATGCACAAGGCAATAAAAGGCGTTTAGAAATATTAAAAAAAGATTATTCAGATACGGTATTTCCTTTAATTGGAACCGGAAGCCCCGTTGTTTTATCATGGGAGCAAAATAATGATTTTTACGATCCGTTAATTGCTTCAAATTGCGAAGTGAATTTAATCCAAACGGATTTTGTTATTTATGAGGAATTTTACGATTTTGACGAAAGAGAATTTTTGGTTAAAGTTTATTATGCTGAAACTAGAGTGCCTTTTTGGGAAGATAAAACAGAAAATTGGGAATTATCAAACGACTATTGGGGCGATGAAAGCGAGGTTTGGAACACAATTGCAGAAAATTGGAATGATTACTCAGTGGGTTGGCAGCAGGGGATTACATCCGATAATTATAGGGCCTTTTGGCAGGGATATTTAATACAAGATACATACGAACAAAGCATAACTTCAACGCCCTTTAATGTAAGTTTTAAAGCAGTTGATGGCTTAGGATTGCTCAAAGGAGTGGATTTTCCATTAACACCTAACAACGAAGTAACGCTTTGGGAGTGTTTGCATAAAGTACTACTAGAAACAGGCTTAGATTACGATATTTATGTTAAAACAGATTTAAAAGAAGAAAACGCGGCTGCGGTTACGAATGTATTTGAAGATTTAACAATTAATACAAGTACTTATACAGATGAAAACACGTACAAATACAACTGTTCGGAGGTTTTATTTTCAATTTTAAGCGGCTTTAACTGCCGAATATTTCAAACTGATTTAGATTTTTACATTATCAATAATGCTGACATAACTTCTTTAGAAAATATTGATTATAGAAGGTACAATAGCGATGGCGTTTACGTTGAAAATATAATTAAAAATACATTTATAAGTATTCCAACGGAAGGGTTGCCCGTAAGCGAAACATTAATTAAAGAAACAAGCGGTGGCGTAATTGAGGTAAAAAGTAAAGTATTATTATCTGAGCAAATTAATTTTATCCCAAACGGAAACTTTGAAGATGGATTCGAAAATTGGTCATTTATTGACCCTAATAACGTTGAACTTTCTACTAACGGAATACGGGGCCAATCAATTAAAATAATAGGTACGGATTCGGATTTTGTGCGTGTTTTAAAAAATGAATTTTATGCCGGTGCAAAACCTTATTCGGATTCTGTTTTTGATTTTTCTTTTGTTCTTCAAATGGAAAACGGAGGCTACCCATTAACAATTGCATCTTATTCTGTTCCCTATCAATTGCTAGCAACATTTAGGCGTTATTCGGAAGGTGAGCCAACTAGCGATTTTGAAGATTTTTATTTTAATGACCAAACAAACGAATGGCAAAGCAGCGAATTTACAAATCAATTTAATTACGCCGGAAGGGGTGAATGGCTTACTTACAAAAAAGAAATTGCCTATAATATTACAGATGTTACAAGCGGATATTTACCGCATAATTTTATTGTAAATTTTGGGCAACCCGCCACAACTTCGCCTTTTCATGTAGCTATGTATTTAGGTGGTTCCATAATTAATTGGAAAAATCTATTGTATGTTAAAACTGCAACCGCAGACCCGGAAAAATTTATATTTAGTGGCGAAGATTTAGAAACGGTAACAACTCAAACCACTACTAAAAAACTCACCAATAAATTAGAATACAAAGATATATACCAAGGCAGTACATTTAATCAATTCTTAAAGGGCTACATGGCCCCGGTAGGTGATGGATTTAAAGGCGTTTTACCGATGTTTAAAAGGTCTAGTGATATAAACTATCGCTTTATAGAAGATTTATCCGCACAACAACGCATAAACGACAATAGGGTTAAAATACAACGCTACGATGGAAGCATTAAAAAATTAAACAACGAAATACCTATTTTTTTACATAATAGGTTAAAAATTGAATTTGTAAATTTAGTTGAAACTTTGGCGTTGGTAATAGACACCTTAAAATTTAATGTAAAATCTAATGTTTATGATTTTTCGGCGCATTTAGGAGACCAAACAACAGATGCGTTTATTGATTTCAAAGCAAATCAAATAAGCTACTCAAATCCTTTTATTACTAATTGCAAAACGTATCGGGTTCAAAATGACGATCAAAACAATTCAATCACTTATTCTTATTACGATTGTGACGGGGCTTTTCAAACGGTTACATTACAAGCTGATAGCGCCGGCAACGACTTTTGCGCCACAACAAGACCAAGCGTACCCCCAAATGCTAATTTAATAGATGTTGATGATACTTGTACCGTAAGCCTTAATTTTTATTTATTACAAAAATGCAGCGATAGCAGTACCGGTTATAGATCGGCGCAATACACCAACGAGATAACGCTTGGGAATAACAGAAGGGTTCAAGATTCAAGTTTGGTAAATTATACCATTATAGGACAAGGCGTAACCGGTTCAACGGTTGGAACAATAACCGATACCGGTTTATTTGGCTGCCCGGTTCCGGTAGAATTGACATCTTTTCAAAGGTCTAACAATGCGTTTCCAAATCCATGTGAGCAAGTGCCTGACATTACAGCATATCATGATGGTGAGGGAACATATCCGACAATTGGCGATGTTGTTTATACAACGGCAAATACAACAAGTCCTTTATCAAATGGAAGCTATTTGATGGTAAACGCTTTTTACTTTACTATTAGTGGCGGCGTTGGCGAGGTTCAAAGCGTAACCGAATGCAGCGCACCGGCAAATGAATTTTATGCTTTACAGAAATGTTCAGATGGAAGCACCGGTTGGCGAACCGCCCAACAAAATAATCAAATATCACTATCCAATAATGATAGAGTTGCCGTTGGATCTGTTATTTATATAGTTACTGGAATAACAACAACGGGTACAAGCGTTGGAAATGTTACAACAACCGGTCAAACCGGTTGCGGCGGCCCCGTAACGCCAAATTATTACTCATTGATTAGATGCTCAGATGGAAGCACAGGTTGGCGAACAGAGCAACAAACAAGCGCAATCGCACTTTCTAATAACGATAGGGTGCAAAATGGTGTTGGCGATGATTATAGGGTTTCTGGAACCACAACAAGCGGAACAAGTGTTGGATTGGTAACCAATACCGGACAAACTGGTTGCCCTTCTGCTCCTACGCCTTTTTATTACACTTTAGAAAGATGTAGTGATTCTACGGGAGGTTGGCGAAGCGAACAAACAACTGCTCAAATAAGCCTTAATACAAATGATAGGGTAACTGTTGGCGCTCAAAGCTATATAGTAACCGGAACATCAACAACGGGAAGTAGTGTTGGATCGGTAACCGATACCGGCCAGACGGGTTGTCCAATACCAGAGCCGGTTTATTATTCTTTAACAAGTTGCGCCGATGGTTCAACTAATAATAGAACTCAACAAGAAACAACACAAATAACGCTATCAAACAATGATAGAGTTGCGGTTGGGTCAATCTTTTATACTGTAAATGGAACCACGACAACGGGAACAAATGTCGGAAATGTTACAACAACCGGCCAAACGGGTTGCCCGGTTCCAGATCCGGTTTATTATTCATTGACAAGATGCAGCGATAGTGGTACTGGATTTAGAAGTAACCAACAAACAAGCGCAATTGCTTTATCTAATAACGATAGGGTTTCTGTATCTTCTGTTTTTTACACCGTAACCGGAACCACAACAAGCGGAACCAATGCCGGAACCGTAACCGATAGCGGCCAGACGGGTTGTCCTTCTTATTATTCTTTAACAAGATGCAGCGATTCAGTAAGTGGCTTTAGAACGGCCCAACAAACTTCGTCGATTGCTCTTATAAATGGAGACAGGGTTTCTGTTGGGTCTGTTTTTTACATAGTAACCGGAACAACAATAACCGGTACAAGCGTTGGAACGGTAACCGATACTGGTTTTCAATCTTGCCCTACAACCGAAAGGTTTTATAACATTTTCTTATGTAGCGACCCAGGCGTTAGTTTTGTTGGAAGGAATGATTCGCCTGAAATATTGGCAAACGGTTCTTCATTAAAAAACGGCAACACTTGTTACGAAGTTGGAACCGAAACAACAACAAGCGGCATGGACACAAATATATCTTCATGGATTAGATACAATACGTGTACAAGTTGTAATGCAGCAGCGCCGGGTTGCCCTGATCGGGTCATGGTTTTTCAAGTTTGCAACTCAAATTCAGAAAAAGACGATAATTTTGATGTTTATTTAAACGGAACTTATATTGGATTTTTAAATTTAAACTCTGATTCGCAAGTTGGATCGGTTTTTATAGGAAGTACAAACGCAAATTATGCAATAACTCAACCAGATTTTGTTTGCCCAATAAGTTCAATGCAAACATATAGGTTTGACCCTTCAATTGTATTATATGGAAATAACACTATTGAGTTGAGGAACGCTCAAAATAACGGCGAAGGAAATTTTGGATCAATTGGCGTGAGAAATTATCAATTAGTTGGTAATTCTCTTGAAAATCCATGCGATGTTACAGATATAACTTTTGGCCCGTTTCCTTCTGGAGAAAATTTCACTTCAATATTTAGTTACACCGAATGTTGCCCTTAGTGTATAATTAATTAAGATTCCTTTTTTGTTTGCCTGATGGGTGGTAGCTTTTTAAGTTGCTGCCCATCTTTTTTTTTAAAAAATACTTTAAAAATATAGCTTATATTAAAAATAATTTTTTATTTTTGTATAAAATATATATAACATGACTTTGAAAGATCAGATTAAATTCAAGAAATTATTAAAAATGGATATTTGCAAACATTTAGGCGTTACTATGCCTACTTTAAAAAGCAAATTAGACGATCCTAAGCGATTAACAATTTTAGATGTTGAAAAACTTAGGGAATTAGGATTAGAAATTACTGTTTAACAATTTAAACCAAAATATTATGAATGAAACA